AGCCCCTTGCCCTGCCCAACCCTGTAGGCCCCACCATCCTGTCGGCCGATGACCTCACCGGCGACTTCTCATACTGGGCAGTCGACGCAGGCACTACCCCGATGAGCGACTTGACGAAGCAGCAGGCCCTTGAGCGCCTCGTGCCTCTCCTCGTGCAGCTCGGTGCCGACCCTGCCCAAGTGCTTGGCGAGCTCGTGCGCACCTACCAGCTGCCCGAGTCGTTTGCTCAGGTCGTAGAGCCCGAGCCCGTAGCGCCTACCGAGGCACCCCTTCCCCTACCCCCTCAAGGATTGTAGCCATGCCCCTCGTCATTGCATCCGGTGCCCCGCAGGGCATGCCCGCAGACCTCGCAGCCATTGCCGAAGAGCAAGACAGCCTCATCGGCGAGGAGATGGCAGACATTGTGCCGAGACCCGACCGCCCGTACTCGGCAAGGGTCTACACTGCGCTCACCAAGGCCATTGCGAAGGCTGCGGAAGTCATGGGGCTCGACCTCACACCCGAGACCTACAGCGGACCGGTTGAGGCAATGGACGCAGACGTTGCACGCTTCCTCGCCATGATGAGCGCAGCCGCGAGCGACTACGGCAAGCCGCTCCCGGTTGACCTCGAGGACATCAAAGGCGACAGCGAGCTTACTGCCATCACCGCAGCGCTTACCCAACTCGCCAGCGACAAGGCCTTTGCCGAGTTCCTCGATGCTCCAGTAGAAGAGGAAGTCATGGAGGAAGAGACCGTCATCGAGCCCGACGGAGAAGAGGAAGAGGAAGAGGAAGAGTTTGACTTTGCGCAGCGCATGCGGCGATAGCCATGGCCTTTAAGTCCATCCGGTTGCGTCTCGCGCAGCTCTTCGGCTTCGGCAAGAGGCCTAAGAGCGTCATCCCTACGACTCGCAAGCAAGCCTACTACCGCTCTTATGAGGGCGGAGTGATGGGCAACCTTGTGCAGGCCATAGAGCGAAAGCAGCCCGTCACCTTCTTTTACAAGGACAAGTGGCAACCGGAGGGGACACCAGGCGCACTGGGGCAGCGGGTAGGAAACCCCCATGCAATCTGGAAGGGCACGAACGGGCGCGTCTATCTGCACCTCTACGTTGACCCTCAGTCAGCGACAGCAACGGGCGGTCTGCCCGGTTGGCGCACCTTCCTCGTCAACAGAATCCAAGGAGTCAGTGTCCTCGAGCTTGGCGCTACCTTCTTGGGCCGTCCTGTCGCCTTCATCAAGGCGCCAGGCTGGAACCCCGGTTGGTATCGCCAAGTCGGGCAACCCGTAAAGCTCATCCAATAGAGAGGACAACATGTCACACGAGAGCGTAGCCGAGCAGGTGCTTGCCGAAGTGCAAGCGCAAACCGCCCCCGAGGCACCGACACCCGAAGCCGCACCCGATGCCGAGCTTGCAGCGATGCAGGCGGCAATGGAAGACGACGGCGCAGAAGTCGAGGTGGAAGAGGCCACACCAGGAGAGGCACCACGAAAGCGCGGGCTGAGCTGGGAACAGGCTGTGAAGTCGGTGCCCCCAGACATCGCTAAGCTCATGCGCAGCATGCACGCAGACTACACCCGAAAGACCCAAGAGCTTAGCAGTCAGCGCAAGGACTTCGTGCGAGAGCGGGAAGCTCTCATGCGAGGCAAGAAGGCGCTGACGACTCGGGAAGAGCTGCCCGAGTACGACCCCTTCAACGAAGACAGTATCAACGCGCGCATTGAGCAGGAGGTGACGAAGCGCCTGCAACAAGTGCTCGAACCGATGCAAGCCGAGTATGAGCAGATGGCTGCGCAGGACAACTACAAAGCCTTTATCACCGAACACCCCGACTTCGAGAGTGACACCGGCCTGCGTTCCGAGGTGCAGCACCTGCTTGAGGGCAACGAATCGCTCGACCTCGAAACGGCCTACTGGGCAGCACGAGGCAAGCGCGCAAAGCTCGATGCAGCCAAGGCGAGCGAGACACGAAGCGCCAAGCGTCGGGCAGCTAAAGAGGCAGCGCTCAAGGGCACCGGCACACCGAGGCGAGGGGGCAGCGGAGGCAAGCCGCAGCGGGGCGACCTACGCAAAGCGAGTGCTGCGGATATTCTCGCAATGGCTCAGGCTATGCACCGTAGGTAGCACCGTGCTACAGTAGCGGCACTGTAAGGCCACCCCATTGCGGAGCCTTGCGCCTTCGGCACTGCGACGACCGCAGCACGCCCCGAACTCGCAAGAATCCAAACCGCTATGGGAGGCCACCTTGGCCGCACCTCAGTCAGTCATCAGCACTACGCTGCAGCTCCTGCGCGACAAGCTGATTGACAACTCTTTCCTTTCGCACCCCCTCTTCCGCGCCATCGAGTCCGCTGGCAACCTCGTCAAGGTCTCGGGCGGTCTCCGCGTTGAGCAGCCTGTCATCTTCGGCGAGCACAGCAGCATCACCGAGCTCAGCAACGGCTTTGAGCCTGTCTCGATGGCCGTGACAGACCCCTTCCAGACTGCCAAGTTCGAGTACTCGAACTTCACGCAGCCCATCATCTTGTCCGCAGTCGAGAAGGCCGCGAACAAGGGTGACCTTGCAGTCGTCAACATCCTCGAATCGAAGATGAAGAACGTCATGCTCGGGCTGAAGAAGGAAGTTTCGAAGCAGGTCATTCGGGGCAACAGCACCAAGCTCACGACCCTGCAGACCCTCAACGGCATGACTACCGCACCGGGTACGGGCTGGCTCGAAGGCATCGCTACGGGCACTCAGCAGAACGTTGTAGGCAACCTCTCGAAGGTGACCTACCGCTCTCAGAACTGGTTCAACAACTTCTATGACTCGGGCGCGAACTTTGCGCTCAGCCATCTCGACCAGTTGATGATTGACTGCCAGATTCGCAACCCTGCAGGCGAGTTCCCTGACATCATCTTCATGTCTCCGAACTGCTTTGCTGCCTTCCAGAACAAGCAGCAGAGCCACGTTCAGTACGTGAGCGCGAGCGACCGGGACGGTCTTGACCGCGATATGGTGGCCATGTGGCGCGGTGCCAAAATCTACGTCGAGCCCAATTTGGGCTTCACGGCGCAGAACCCCGCCAAGCCGGTCAGCGCCTACGTGCTGAGCAGCAGCAACTTCCAGCTCTACGCAGACACCGACGGCTTCTTTGAAGTCAGCGACATGATGCCCGTCCCTGGCACTGCGACCGAAGCCGCTATGGTATTTTGCCGTATGCAGTTGGTCACAGGCCATCTCGCCAGTCATGGCGTCCTTCTCGATGCGGAGTCCTGAGCCATGGCTACCTCTACTCTCGTTCAGCTTCTCGAAGCCGGTCAGGCCTCCGACACCTCCAACCGTCGACAGCTTGAGACCTTCCTTAGCTCTGGTGCTATCACCAAGGGTGACTGGGTTGAGCTCGACGCATCCAAGACCGGTGCAGACCGTGCGCTTTACGTCAAGGAGTGCGCTACGGTCGCCACGAAGGGCAACGCAGGCGCGTTCGGTGTAGCCCTCGAAACCGTCGCAGCAGACGAGCAAGTGCGCGTCGTTGTCGCTGGCTACGTCGCTGAGGCGCTTGTCGCAGCAGCCACCGTCGCCGGTAGCGCCCTTGTGGGTCCCATCGGCACCGCAGGGCGAGCCGAAATCGAGGTGCCCGGCACCACGACGGGCAGCGTCTGCGGCATTGCGCTCGACGTCGATACTGCAAACATTGCTCCGGTCTTTGTCATCAAGAAGTACTGACTATCCGCACAGATAGTCGCGGCCTTGCGTCCTCTCGGCTGCGACTGTCTTGGCCCCTCCGACCTCTCCCCCCAAGGTTGGGGGGGCCTTCTCTCTGTCTTGAGGTGACCCTATGAGACTCATCGAGCTGCTCGACTTCTGCGGCAACCTCTTAGACTACGACCCGGTTAACGACACCTACCGCGACCAGCTCGTCACGCTGCTCAACGATGCGCAGACCAGGTGCCTGACCGATAGGCCTTGGGCGTTCGCGTCTCGAGACCGCAAGTTGCAGGTGTGGACAGATACGACGCTCGCCCTGACAGTCACCTCGGGCAGTGCTCAGGTGACCGGATCGTTCGGTGTCAGCCCCGACCCCATCAAGCCAGGCAGCAACCTCGCAGGCGCAGAAGTCGAGTTCGCCGACTCCGCAGGGCGCTCGCACCGCCACCGCATTGCATGGGTAGAGCTCGGCACTCGCCTATACCTCCGCACCGCTTACACCGGCACAAGCGGCACATACACTGCGACGGTCAAGCGGCGCGAAGTGTACCTGCCCTCCGACTGCATGACCGTGCAGAACGTCAGCGACCCGCACGTAGGCGTACCCGCGAAGGCGCTCTTCCTCTCAAAGTGGGAACGGGAAGACGCGAACCTTGACCCCAACCTGCTCGGCACCATCGAGGCATTCCTGCCAAGTGAGGGCAGGCGAGTGCCTGCCCCGCAGATGCCTCGAGGTGTGGCAACGGTAGCAGGCGTCGGGCAGGGCGTTCGCACCATCAATGTCTACATGTGCAACGTAGAGGGACCGCATGCGCAGGCCTTCGAGACCTATCGCCGCGATGTGAGCTCGGGCTTCGAGTCGAGCTTCTCGAAGGTGGCCACCTTCGCGCTGACCGATACGCAGACCTTGACGATGACACCCGAGGTATTGCCCAACCAGACCGGCCTCTACCGTCGGTACTACTTCACCTGCCCCGAGGCCAACATTCTCGCACCGGTGCGCATCCGGCATGCCGACACCGAGGACGCTCTTGCGGTCGGAGTCGACACAGTACCCCCCAAGGGCGGCATCACCCTCAAGCCAAACCTTGGGCTCGCTCACTTGAGCACGCAAGCCTTCCAGAGCGAAGCGGTGCGCTATCGCTGGAATCAGTCAGGCGTCTACCAGTCCGTGGAGCTCTACCCGCACCCAAGCGGAGACCAGCAGCTCAATACTCGAATGGTCATCGCTCCAACGCGCATGCAAGAGGACCAGGACGTGCCCCTTGTGCCTGCGGCCTATGCTCAGATTGTTGCCTACGCTGCCCTCGAGGCGCTGACGCTCAAGGTGTCGAACCCTGCGCTATCCTCGGTCTACCAGCGCAAGAAGGACGTGCTCTTCAAGGCTATGGAGCAACGCTACCTGAAGGAAGTGCCGAGGCGTATCATCAAAGGCACACCCACTGCGGGCTATCGCTTTACTCGCAACCCCTACGGCCCCCTGACATTCTCGTGAACCAGTCGCAGTACCAAACCCCGCTTGCCGGTGGCGTAGCTACCCGACTGCCCCAGAACCCGCAAGACGCGGGGGTCTTGCAGAACTGGACTCTTGACAGGGTGTCGGGCGGTTGGTCTTCTCGTGTCGGCTATGAGCAGTACCGCACCGGGCAGAACGACTGGGCACCCTTCGAGACGACCGGTCCTATCTACTCGCTGCACGTCACGCAGCAGCTCGCAGGCGGTGCCCGTCAGGCAGTGCTCTTCGAGGCAGACGGCAAGCTGCAGCTCTACTACGACGCAGCCGGTGTGCCTGCGCTGCGCACCCTGCAGTCAGGTCGACACCTACCGACGCCCACCGAGGCAGGCAGCTGGTACACCGATACCCCATACGGCACCATCGTTACGAATGGCGTAGACCGGCCTATTCTCGTCAATCCTTGGCCACTGGGCAACGTAGCCGAAGCCAGCACGGCTATCGGTCGCTGCGTCCGCCCCTTCGGCTTCGCTTCCTTGCCGAGCTCGCCCGAGCCGCTGCGCGTCAACCCGATGCCTGCGCCGATTCCCAAGGGAGCAGGCGAGACCTACAACCCAACAGTGATGAGCGGAGCCGTCACCCTCTGGTGCCCGTCCAACCCGCTTGCAATCGCAGACGGGGGCAGGTGGGGTCTCGGCTTCGGCAGCAACCTCGGGAGCTCAGCGGTAGCAGGTGGAAACGAAGCGCTCTACCGCTACGTGGTGTCCTTCGTCAGCAACACCGGAAGCGAGGGACCGAGCAGCGAGCCCGCGAGCATTGCCTGGGGTCTGCCAGTCGGTGCAAGCCGTATGCGCCACGCTGTAGCCGTACGGCTTCCCATCGGGCCTGAGGGCACTGTCGCCCGAGTCATCTACCGCAGCAAGAACTACAGCAACGACGCCAACGCAGCCGGAGACACTACGCTCTACCGTCTCGACGTCGTACGCAACAATGCCGAAGACCTCTACTTTGACGCGGTGCGAGGGTCAGACCTCGCCAGCCCTAGGCCCGACTTGGCAACCGGTCCCCTCCCTGCGCCTCGGGCTCGGTTCTCCGGGCTCTACGGGGGCTGTCTGTGGCTCGACGGTGGCATTGATGACGGCCTGAGCCTCTACTTCTCCGCCCCTGGCCTCATCGAGCAGTTCGGGGCCGCGAACTTCGTGCAGCTCAGCAGCGAAGGCGGTGCTATCACCGGCCTCTTCGGCAGCTACACAAACCTGCTGGTCTTCCGCGAGAGAGGCATTGACGTCGTCACTGGAGACTACGCAAGCGGCTTCCAAGTCAGCACAATCAGCAACTCGGTCACCTGCCTAAGCCCGCACACTATCGCAGCGGTGCCCGGTCTCGGTGTCGTCTTCCTGGGTGTCGATGGTGTCTACGGCCTGACGGGTGGCCTCGAGGGCGGTGCTATTGCAGACCTCGTCAACCTGACCCTCGGGCAGGATGAGCTACTGCAGCAGATGACACCGGACTGCATGCCCAAGGCAGTCGGAGTGTTTAGTGCCTCCGAGCGCCAGTACCAGCTCTACCTACCGACGCAGGGCAGCGACCGCCCGGACTTGGGTCTTGTGCTGCACCTTGACCGCCTGGCGCTTATCGACTCGCAGCGCCTGAGCCCTTGGAGCACTCGCAAGGGGTTTCCAGTCGGTGCGATTGCGACTCGCGCAGACGGCACTATCGTCTTCGGGCACCACACCGGGGCAGAGGCCGCAAGCACTGACTCTCAGCGCGGTCTCTTCGTCATGTCGGGCAAGCGAGCTCGGGGCAGTGTTGTGCTCGCTGACCAGATGACTTGGCGCACACCACCCACGAGCATCTACCGGTCGGCCTGGTGGAGCGCAGGGGACGCGCAGCTACAAAAGCAGGTCAGCTACGTGACCATTCTCGTGATGACTACAGGCGACGCGCCCATCACTGTCAGGCACTACAAGGACTTTGACCTTGTGCCTGTCTCCGAGCGTACCTACCTGGCACAGCCACCGGACGCAGACGTACTGCCGACCCTCGACAAGGCCACCCTCGGGCAGACGACCTACAAGCCAGAGCGATACGTGCCTCTGCGCTACAGTGTCGCTCACCACTCGGCTGCGTGGTTCTGTTTCGAGGTCGAGACTACCGCCGACATCGTCATCGTCGGGCATGAGTACGAGTTCACCACGAAGGGCACGAAGGTCGTCATGGGGAGGCGAGCATGAAGCGATGGGCACAACGAGAGGCGACCGCAGGCGCAACGATTAGCCCCGATGCGCTCAACGATGAGCTGCGCGCTCAGCAGTCCAGCGTCACCACGCTCGACCGAGACCAGCTGCCCGGCAACTACGTCAGCGAGACGCGTCTCAAGGACTACGCCATACTGCGGGGCTACGTCGCACCGGTGCATCCAGTGGGAGGGCAGCAAGACGTTGCCGTGCTCGATGTCCCAGACGGCAACATGTGGGACGCTTGCGCGTATCGAGTCTACCCGGGAGGCTGGCAGAATGCCTCGAACGGCACCGCAGTAGCGCTTACAGCCTTCAAGGGCGGTCAGCTGCACATTGAGTGGACCGGCAACGGCTACATCTTCGGGAGCATGGCCGAAGGGCAGAACGCTGTATCGCCACGTTCACCTCGGTACCTAAATCTGCGAATCACTGTAAACGGCGTGGTCATCGCAGAAAAGAGGGGGCCGGGTTGCCACGAAGCGTTTCGTGTAGTCGGCAGCAGCCTCGTGCCTCAAGGTGACCTCTCGGTTCGTTTTCAGTGGCGCATCGAAGGACCATCTGAGGACGATGCAACAGTCACAACGGGCGCTATACCAGTGCCCCAAGCGCACCTATACAGCATGCGCTATCTCGCTATAGGAAGGTGGCGCTAATGTCTCGCATCACAGACGGTCCCATAGTCGCAGGTGACGAACTCGATGCCGCAAGCCTCAACACGCGCTTCGCCAGCTACACGCAGACCGACCTCAACACCTTCAATCACCGAGACGCAGCGCACGACCTGCCCCAGTTCGCCGAGTCGGGCTGGCTGCTGACGCATGCGCAGTCTCAAGACATCGGCAAGAACGATTGGAAGCACACGAGCTCAGTGACAGTGGCCGGCATGACTGCCATGCCTGCAGCCCCGCACCCGATCGAAGATGGTGCAGGCAATGTTAGTGAAATGAGCTTCGGCGCAGGCCTGAGTGTCGAGGCAGGCGAAGTGCTCCGCGCCTATTGGAACTTATCGGCGAAAGCAACGCAGGGTAGCAACTGGGACGCAGCCGGAAGCCTTGGGTACTACGAGTTCAACGCAGGAGGGGGCGCAGCGCAGAAAACAGACACGTGGGGAGGGTGTTGGGTCTTTTACCTGCAGTGGGACATCACGAGCGCAAGCCGCACGAACTATGTCGGAGTGCCTCTACAGTCCGACTTCTTGACCGCAACGGGCGGAAAGTACGGCGCACAGCTCGCGAGCACGATGGCTTCGAGCGTCATGCCCGCAGGCCTGCGCTACGCAAACCTGCCCGACGCAGGTATCCTGCCGAATGCGAGCAAAGAGAGCACCCAACGGTGGCGCGGTATCTCGGGCGCCTGGTACTACCCTCGGGCTGCAGGTACGCAGGTCATCTACGGGCTGCGGGTAGTCGTCAAGGGAGTGATGCACCCGTATCAAAGCGCTAACGTCAACTATCTCGTGCATGACACCGTCTACAGCGACGGTGCAAGCCTCGCGTACAATGGCGGAAACCTCGCAGTTTTAAAGCATCGGATGAAGTAGATGTCATTCAGCCCGCCAAACACCTTTGCCGACGGCACTGTCTGCGCCTCCGCAGACCTCGAAGGCAACTACCAGGCGCTTCGCGTCTATCTACACAAGGGCATTGTGCCCGGTGACGTAGATGCCGGGCAGTGGATTGACACGAGGCACATACAGCCCCCCAGCGTCGAGCCTTACAGCGGAGTGCAGCACGGTGTCAGTGGGCACCAGGGCGGCAACGACTCGGGCATGGTGCGCCTGACGTTTGCGACAAAGTACCTGAGCGGAGGGGGGCGCAGTAGTAGCACCTCTTTCCACGCAATCCCAGGCACTGCCATCACCGTCGACGCTCGGCGCGCTTGCACTATGGTCTTGCACTATTGGTGGGAGGTAGAGGCAGGACCGGACGAAAGCACCGGAGGCGGGCAGGAGACCGACACAGACCGGCAGGTTTGGATAGCGCCCTACGTCAACAAGCCTGCAACCGCATACTCTTCATACAGGGGACACTCGCAAGAGTGCGTCAATGTGCAGGATAGCACCAACCTGTGGGCGAACCCAGCCAACTATGGCGCGACAAAGCCCTATACCCTCGCAGGGGCATACCAGTCGCGCGACGGTGTGCTTGTGCATTCCGCTCCGAACGGTGTCGTCACCTTCGGGCTCGCCGCCCACTCACAGATAGACCGCGTCGCAGTCGTCAACTGGGGCGTCGCTATCGAGTCCTTCTACCTCTGAGGTCTTCATGTCCGCAATCGCACTCGGCCTCCTCGGACTCGGCGCAGCCAAGGCCGCAGGGGGAATCGCTCAAGGTGTCGGCGCTGCTCGAGCAGCGAAGGCCATGCAGCTTACACCGCAGCAACAGGCCGAGCTTGCCCGCTTGCGCGCGCGCCAACGCAAGGGGAACCTTGGGCTCACAGCAGCAGAGGAAGCCCGGATGCGCAGGCAGGCCGAAGGCGCGCAGATGGGAGTCACGCGCGACCTTGAAGCAATGGCGCTGCAGCAGGCAGCAGCCCAACAGGCCGGCGGTCGGGCAGTCATGGGGCGAGACATCTTCCTGCAAGAGCAGGCCGAGCAGCAGACGCTTCGAGGCATGCAGCAGCAAGAAGAGCAGAGCATTCGAGAGGCCGACACTGCCGAGCGTCAGGCCGAGCGAGCGGAGATAGCAGCCCTGCAGATGCAGTCACAGCAGGCAGAAGCGCAACGACGGGCAGGTATTGCGCAGGCAGTCAGCCTCGGGCTCGCCGGTGCGGCAGACGTAGGCATGCAGGCGGTAAGCATGCAGCACGCAGCGAAGATGCAAGAGGCATCTATCCCCAAGCTCGATGACCTCTCGCTTTACCGAGGCTACCAGCCGCAGCCCGTCGGCTTCGAGTTCGGCGGTCTTGTCCCCCCAGTCCGCAGGTGAGTTGATGGCTACCACGAGCTTCGCAGGCCGCAGGCCGCAGTACATCGAGAGCTACGCGCGCACAGTGTCGAGCTACCAGCGATACTTAGACATCGCCCGAGACATTCAGGTAGAGCAAGACAGGGTCAACTACCTCGACAGCCTGATGGCTTCCGAGCGGCAGAACCTCACCAACCTCAACGAGGTCTTCCGGGTACGGCCGCAGGACTTGGGCAGCGCTCAAGCACTCCTGCAGCAGCAGTACGCAGGCGAGGACGCAGCACGGCGCAGGGTAGCGTCAGGCGCAGCGGGCAGGGCAGCAGGCCTACGGCTACCCAAGGCAGTCAGCGACCAAGTCAAGCGCGAGCTCGCTGCGGGCAAGCCTATCGACGCTCGCAACACTGCCCTCGGTGCCATCACTGCCGACACCACACCCGAGCAAGGCCGCGAGCTTCTCAACTTGCTTGTGCAGGGTGGCCTTGAGGCCGGCGGCATCGATCAGGTGCGAGGGCAGCTACAGCGAGTAGCCAAAGGCCGAGCCCCAAGCGGAGCAGCACGAGCAGCCAGCCCCGAAGAGCAGGCCGTCGAGCGAGCGACGCAGCAGCAGCTTGAAGCGGCATTCTTCGCCGGCCCTGCAGGCATTCGCGGAGGGTACGACGGGCAAGCCATCGTAGAGCGTCGACAGCAGACCGCAGCGCCCGAGGGTGTGAGCTTTTCTACCGAGGCCGAAGCCTTCGAGTCAGCCCTTGCAGCGATGCAAGACGGAGCCCTCGCAGTCGAGGACTTTGCAAGCGAGGAAGACTTCAAG